TTCCTTACGCCAGTACTTACGGCTATCACAAGCAATAACTACTTCTCCGTATTCTTTACCGAACTTAACCTTATGACTTCTAATGGTATTGATTACCATATGACGAAGTAAGTTTACATCAAGTTCTACATCGGTTCTATTACCAATCTCAGCCATTAGGTTGGAAATAATGGTCTGAGAATAGTCTATAACAATCATTTAATAACTCTCACAATAATACATTCATCATTAATACGGCCGGTTACATCGTATCCCTTGGTTGTGAGATCGGAAAGAAGCTTACGCAACTTTACCTTACTGGCATCTAGTATTACTTTAAGGAACGCTTCCGGGCGACGAATAGAACGACACTCACTCATATCCGGATCATAGTTCTGTAAGGTAGAACCTTTTACCTGTATGCCTTGTACAGAATCTGAACGATAGGCAGCCAATCTCTTATACTTAACATTATATACCCATACCTGAGAAGCTCCAACTATCTCAGATGGAAGAACTGACTTAATACCTAATTCAGTATCTTCTTTTTTATATTTAAGTTTAGCAACTTGCACACCAGGTGGTTTAATTCTAACAGCGCGAGGTTTACGATTAGCCTTCTTGAACTGAGTATATCGTTCTAGATCAACGATAAACGCACCAAACATCTTTACAAGATTAGCCTGTTTACGACGACTGATATTGGAATACCCTTCCTTAATATCATCATCCGTAGTCTTATATACTTCCGTAAACTCTATACCGCGTTTACGTGTCCATTCTTCTATATCCTTACAGTAAGGCTTAGGAATAGAGTTAGCCTGCAGATAGTTATAGAGATCGAATTCTTTATCTTCTTCAATAAAGGTATCTATAGCTCCTTCAAGATCACCAATTACTTCTGCAATTTTATCTTGCATATAATCACGAACGGAAGGTCTTGGCGTTTTATCTACTACTTTTATTACTTCCTTAGTTAAAGGTAAAGTAGTAATATAGCTATCCAGATCTTCAATATGCCGCGGTAATAGACTATTACCGTTTAAAATCATTCGAGCAAGCCAGCCGTAGGTTAAAATAATATCGCTGTCAGAGACATTATCAATATTAACTTCTAACCCGGTATGCTTAATATATGTCTTTAGGTATAACCGTGCATCTTTCTTATCTCTATCTTGATTATAGAAATTAAAGGCATAGGAGAGAGCAGATTTATAATTAAGTAAATCTGGAGTAATGCCATGAGGCTCGTTTATTACAACTCTACTTATAGCCCTACTCATGACTCATCACCCATATTAAAGCGAATTTCTGTAACAGAGTCATAACGGAATGATCTCCATTCTTTCTTATCGATATCAAATACCGGGCAGGTTTCTTCACTAACGGTTTTTACTCGATCGGTTTTCTTCTCGTAATCTAGAGTCTTACCTTCTTGCAAGGTACAATTCATAATACGAATAGAACCATCTTTCTTACGAAAGTGAATATTGACATAGTTTGTACGCAATACACCACCTAACCATTCACGGAATACTTTACGCTCGTCTTCACAAGCGTTCGCATAATAAGTAGACGCGTAAGCATGCTTTGCAACTTGACTCATATTAACTCCCAGTTCTCAAAAATAATGTCTTACCGTCTTTAGACATTTGAAAGTCTTCAATAAAGACATGATGCTGATCTTCTGACTCAACAATAGCTTTATCAGCCGCGACCCACAAATCCCACCACTGAAGGTTTCCACCAGGTAAAGGAATCGTAACGGCTCGTTCATGACCCCAATGATCTTTATATACAAGATTTTCTGCTTCAAAACCAGATAAATAATGTACGTTTAATACTTCATACATCGACCATATAGATTTAAACTTATTAGTTTCTCTAATATTATCAAAGTATTTGAATTTAAGATCGAACTCACTATCGTCAAATTTCACTTCATCATTAATCATATAACCTCCTGAACATACGTTATTATAACATAGAACTGAGTTACGGTCAAGCGTTACGTTACTTCTTAGTAAGACCTGCGCGACGGTAGAGTATTTCACTCCAAGTTTCTTTAGGCTTGGGAGTTTCAGTAACTACTTTTTCCTCTTGAGGTTGGGGGTAGGAGTATTGACTGTTAAGTACATCAGGAAACTCTTTAGGTATATTAATGATACCTGGTTCAGGAGTTTGAAACGACCGTGGGGTATCAAATAGGGTAGTAATATCATCATCTGGTAGCGGTATGTTTAATCCACCACCTGTTTCTCTTGATTCAGGGTTACGCTGCTTCAGTGAAATATTTGCCGCAATTAACAGTAATATTGCTAACGGATCGAATACAAATACTAAAGCAATAATTACCCACCTAACAGCTTTTTCAAGTGTATCGGTGCTTTGCGTATCGTAAATTAACGCTGCAATATATTTGATTGGACCAACTTCCGCCTCCACCTTACGAATTTCGGAGGCGATAGGTGCTCGCTCTTCATTAAGAGTCGCCACCCGCTTGTTATACGTTTCGATCTCGTTAAGTAATCGATTACGTTCCTTCTGCTGGGCTTTGCGTAGACTTGATGCTTTGTCGGCACCCTTTTCATCAGTTGACCTTGCCATAACTTGGTCCACCGACTCATCCATCTGTTTGATTGCTTTGCGACTAACATCAATATTATCCTTCTCAACTTTTATCTTCTCATCAACAAGAGCAAGTTTAGCTGCTATGTCACCAGAAGGTACAGCTTGATCTAAATGGGCTTTAGAAAGGTAACCAAATATACCTAGTGAGGTAATAATTGATAGTACGACGATAGCTATTGTTAAGTAATATCGTATAAGTGCTGGGGCAGTCTTCCAATTACGATAGACCCAGGAAGCAGAAACGACCTTTGCCAACTCCAGTGTCCCACCCATAACAGCAATTGGGATTGCAGCAGAGGCAAAAATTGCCATTAGACCAACTATAGAAAAATACGCCGCAACAACTGAAAGTAATATTGCGGTTAATAGTGTAACACCGATTGTAAACATTAGGATAGCCTCACATGGGATCTCATTACCTTAACTGATATCCACGAATTATACCATAGTTCTTTATTTTCTAATACCGATCTGGTAAACTGCTCTTTTGCTTCCAGGTAGTTTGCAGTACCCTTATTGGGACACAAATGTATTATCGTGCGCTTGAAATTTTCTCTTCCCAGAGTTTCAACATCTCTTTTGAGCTCATCAGAAGAACTCCAATACTCTTTCCAGTCAGATTCGACTTTGTACGACTTACGTTTTTTATTAACTTGCTTTCGTTTGATAGACCAGAAAAATTTCTTCCCGATGTACTTCCTACCAGATAGCAAGTTTTCGATGATGTAGACAAATCCATAATATTCTCCAGGTTCATAATAAGGTTCACCATTGTATAACCAGTCGGTCATTCGTAATCGTCCGATTCCTCTTCTTCTTCATTATCAATTTCACCACCACAGAATGGGCAGAAATTTACTTCATAAAAAGAGTTATCTAGAGAATGTTTTATTTTAAAATCTGCGTCACAACTATCGCAGTTATAATGGTTATTTGCCATTTGATTTTTTTAATCTTTCTGTTTCAGCAATATACACGCGCTTACGTAATGCTGAGCTGCTGTAGGGATGATCTCTTAAATGGTAATGGAGTTCAATACCGTTATCAAGACACCATTGCTTACCGGTAAAATCTTTTGTCTTATATTCATCACCTAAGAATCTAATATCAATATGCTGGGTCTTAATCATATTCAATAGTTCTTCTTCTGTTGAATATACAAGTACCTCGTCTACGTATTTGCATGCAGATACCTGACAATACCTTTCATACATAGACTGGACAGGTTTATTTTTAGTATCCGGTCTATCAATTGTCGGGTCTGTTTGAAGGGCTACAATTAAATAATCACAAAAACGTTTCTCTTCTTTTAGCATGGTAACGTGACCGGCGTGGAAGAGATCAAACGTACTACAATTAAAACCTACTTTAGATTTGTTCAACATCAATATTACTCTTTTCAAGAAAATCAATACCAAAAGATTCACGGTATGTATTACGATAATATACCTTACTTATACCTGATTGGAATATAAGCTTGGCGCAGTCTAAACAAGGTGCATGAGTAACGAAGATTGCAGCTCCTAACCCTGATTCATTAGAACTGGCTAGCTTTGCAATTGCATTTGTTTCAGCATGCAAGACTTCAGGTTTTGATTTATAGTTTTCGTCTTCACAAACATTATCCCAACCTGAAGGCATACCATTGTAGCCAATACTTATCACCCTATTATCTTTGACTACGATAGCGCCTACTTGAAGACGCTTGGCACTAGACAGAGACGCATAGGTCTCTGCTACTTTCATATGTGCCTCGATATACTTTTGCTTCAAGCCGCTCTACCCCAAACATCATCCCAGGTACCGCTATACGCTGCTTTAGCATAATCGGTAGCTCGGTTCTCAAAGAAGTTAGTATGAGTAGGAGCATTAATCATCTCTTCTACCCAGGGTAATGGGTTACGCTTAACCTTCATAATACCTTTGAGTCCTAGACTAATTAGTCGACGATCGGTAATGTAACGAATATATTTCTTAACATCAGCAGCGTCTAACCCTTCCATACCACCTATGCTAAATGCTAGGTCGATAAATTTATCTTCAAGCTCAACCATTCGTTCAGCAATAGTGTAAAGCTGACCTTTGAGTTCATCGTTCCATATCTCTGGATTTTCTTGAATGTAAGTTCTGAATAGTTTAATCATTCCTTCGCAATGCTGGGTCTCATCAACGATAGACCAGGTAACAATTTGACCCATGCCTTTCATTTTACCATGACGTGGAAAGTTTAACAGCATAATGAATGAACTAAACAATTGCATACCTTCTGTGAAGGCAGAAAAGACAGCAATATGCTTGGCAGTATTTTCTTTTGTAGAGTTTTGATGTGAGATGTCCATAACATAGTCAT